TATTCATATAATTCTTATAAACTTAATGGATTTGTATTTTCAAATATCGAATCAAATTATATTAAAAAACCCATTATAAATCCATATTATCACGCACAAAGTTCAATATATGCTTATTGTAGCAATATGTATGCACGTTATTATAATTTAATGTTTAATAATGTGTTATTATCTGAGATATATTATAAAAATAATATTGGCTCTAATTATGAAGATAATTATAATTTTGTTAAATCATGCCTAATTAATTCAAATCAAACTTTCTATGATAATATATCATTTAATGATATTAAAACAGAATTTACATATACATTAAATAATAATATTATATATTTTTATGATGAAAATATTAATACTAATTATCCAATAATTGATACTGGTTTTAATTATTATTCATTTGGTGATATTATTAATTATAATAATAATAAATATAATGTTTCTACTGATATTAATTATTCGACAATATCTAATAAAACTCTTTTACCTTCTTTAGAAATATTAAATAATAATAAAAACTTAATAGATAATTTAGAAAATTTAACATATTTAGATTATAAATATTTATTTACAAATTTAAAATTATTTTATGATATACATACAAATAATATTGATATTACTAAAAACTTAAATAATTTAAATAATTCACCATATTCTAGTAAATTATTTGATATTTTAGATAATTCATATAATATTGATGATATATCAATAAATAATTTAATTAATATTATTGATGTTAGTAATTTATCTACAACAGAAAATAATATATTTAATGATATGATAAATAATCTACAATCTAATAAATTTATAAATGATGTTATAAATGATTTACAAAATATTCTATTAAAATATGAATTAAAAGATAATCCTTTTACTAATGATTATATATATTTACAAAAAAATTTTGATTATATTAAAACATTAAATTATAATATTATAGAATCTGATTTATCTATTATATTTCAATCAATTATATCATATATTCAATCTAATAAATATTTATTATCATTATATAATAATTATTCAAATGTATCAGATGTTATTAATTATCTTTTAAATAGTATAATAGAATTATCTGAATTTAATTTTTTATCTAAAAATATTGATTTAAATAAAGAAAATTATTTATATAAAATATTAAACACTTTAACTGATGAAAAAAATTTTTATCTTAAAAAAATATTAGCTTTGTCTGTAATTACTGATGATAATAAAATTATAGATGTGAATACAACAAATATTAATTATAATGAAAATATACCATATGTTGAATATCTATATGTTAATAAAAAAGCATTTATTAAATATACTGATATATTATATAGAGGTTCTAAATTAGATACTCTTTTGCGAAATATGATATTACAAAATTCAGTAAAAACATGTTGGGTACCACAATTAGGTTATTATATTATAGATAATATTAGTTTACATTATGACCAATTATTAATTGATGAATATAATTCAAGTTTAATGAATTTGTTACAAAAATTAAATACTCCATATGAACAAAACAGGGGACTAGATAAAATGCTTGGAAATATACCAAAATTAATTACGTATGATAGTACATCAAAAGGAAATTTACATTTATATATTCCATTAAATTTTTATTTTTGTAAAAATGCTACAACAAGTTTACCCATGATTAATTTATTATATACAAAAGGTACTGTTCAATTTAAATTAAGAGATTTAAATGATTTATTAATTTATGATTCTAATGCAATATTTATAAAAAAACCAACATTAAAATGTCATATGTTAGTAAAATATATATATTTAGAAGAAGAAGAAAGAAAAAAAATAGCAAAATCTAAATTAGAATTTTTAATTGAACGATATAAAAATTCTGGTAAATTTTATTATAATTATAATGATTTATTAAATAATAATATTGATGGAGAATTAAAAATTATTTCCAGATTACGTATGGTAGATCCAACTAAATATATATTATGGCGTCTAAGAGTAATATATCCTAATAAAAATATCAATAATTATTTTTGGAATAAAAATGGTTATATTTATAATAATAAAAATATAAAAACTACTGCATATATAAAAATATTTTTTAATAGTAAAATACGCGAACAAGGACAAGAACAATTATTTCATAGTATTAATACATATGGTCGTTATCTTGGTTCACTTGATAATGGTGAATTTATATATTGTTTTGCTTTATATCCATTAATTTATCAACCAAGTGGAACAGCAAATTTATCTCAAATTGAAGATATTATGATAGAACATATTATTGAACCCGAATTTGTAAAATTAATAAGAGATAATAATTTAGTAATTGAAATGGAATATTGGTCATATGGTTATAATATTATGAGAATGATTAGTGGTATGTGTGCTCCATTATTTTTAGAATAATATTGTTTATTTATTTATTGTTTATATATTTATCTATCAAACATTATTGCACATAACCCATTTGATACTCTAAATATATTATATGTTTCAGCATATGAACGAAATACTGCTGGATTTTTTAAAGATATTATTGGATTTATATTCATTTTTATTTCTATTTTTTCAAATTTACTTGTATTACATGAACCACATGGTTGTGTAGTATTTGGATCTATTGTAAAAAAATATGCATTGACACCATTTGGGGGAGGGTTTAAGCATTTTTCATATATTTGATTTATTCTAAAATATTTAGAATCTCTATATGATAATCTATCTTGTTGATTTAATAAAATTGTTTCTCTTAATATTAAACTATTATCATTATCATAATATGCTTTATATGAATCATAATCTTTTAATATATTATATGGTAAATTATCATCATAATTTGCTGTATAATTATAATAATATTTACTGTTGTATAGATATTGTTGTTGTAATACCCAAATAATATATTTACATGGATTATCTATATTTAATCTAATACTATCATTTGAACTAACTATACTATTTGCTGATGTATAATATAATTGTTCTATTATATAATCATGTTTTTTCTGAGAAAATTTTAATCTTTCATCTTCATCTAAAAATATATAATTTATAATTAAATGAACATCTCCTAATTTTAATGATTTTAATTTATCATATTTATACGATGCTGGATTTATAACTAATGTCAATGAATTTTGAACTATTGGTAAAACATATGCATTAGATGTTTTTCCAATAATTTTATATTTATTCGGATTATTTGAATTTTGTGGAATCTGTAAAAAATTATTTGGTGTAATTAATGTGTATAATAATTTATTATTTAATGAATCGTATCCTGAAAATATACCTATACTTGTAATACCATCTACATTTTGTGTTATATATTCATATTTTATTAATCCTGCCAAATTATCTTGACATATCATATAGTGTGTTGGAGTTGTTATTAAACATTCTTGCCATGGACGTATTGATAAATTTATTTTAATATCTGAATATATTAAACTAACAAGTGGTAATGCTGTAGAACTAGACCTACAAAACCAAAATTGTAATGGTATAAATAATTGATATTGTGCCTTTGTTTTAGTGAATGAAAATAATTCAGGTATATCCCCAATCATTCTTCTAAATCCAGTATAATTTGCTTTATCATTAAACATTTGATTCCATAACATCATCCATTCTCCATAATGTCTACATATTTGTCTTCCATTAATTTCTAATTCTATATTATCAATTAATGAATAACCAATATATCTACACCATGCATACATAACATATGGATCTTCTGAACATTCTATTTGTGGTAATGTCATTACTAATATTGTTTTTTCCATTAAATCACCATGTTTTGCAATATTTACACTTACCTGAGTATCAAAATCTGGAATAGTTATAAAATTTTGTTTAATTTCTTCTCGTGCAAAATTTGTATGTCTTTTATATACTATCTTAAAATATGTAATTTGTGGGTCATTTGTTAAAAATATATCTTCTACTCCAGTAGAAACTAATTGTAATATACTTCCAGTCATTAATATAATATATATTTAATTTTTTAATATATTATTTATTCATAATATATTAAATTCAAATAATATTTAATTTAATAATATTTAATTTAAAGAGCACGAAGTTGAGGCGATGGTGCTCCAATTGTTAAAAGTGACATTGGTCTAAATACTTGATCAATAAGAGATGTCATAAGACCAACTTGATCACGTGTTACACGCCCAACACAGCTTTCAAGATTAGATACAGTTGATTTTAGAGATGAAATATTTTGTTTAGAAAGTTCTTCAATACCTTTAAGTGAAACTTGTGAAATACCTACATCAACAGCTTCTGTAAGTCTTACAAATGCTTGTAAATCTTTTAGGGCTTTTTCTAATTTTCTATTGTTATCTTCTATTTGTTTAATTGCTTCTTCAATGTGTTTTTTATCTTCGTCTACTAAATCTTTTCCACGTTTTTGCATCATTGCTAGAATATTTTTATAAGCAGTCTTCATTAACTCTACACTATCACTACCTCCGTGCATTTTACCTTTACCACGTGCACCACCGCGGAGTGAATAAAGACCAAGTGGAAGAGCCATACTTGGAATAACTCCAGCTGTATGAACCATCGCATTATATTGACTAGAAAGATTTTGTGGTAATACACGTAATTGATTAAGAAGTGAATCTAAATATGTTGGCATCATTGTTGCACCATCTGCTGTATCTGGACGATAGAAATATTTTACATTTGTTGTTTTTTCGAATTTTTTATTTGGCATATCTGATAAATCAGTTTGTTTATCAAAAATTACTGAATTTTTATTTGCTAATTTAATAAGATTTTGTAAATAATTTAATAATTTTTTATTTCCATTAATTACATCAAATGTTTTATTACCTAATTCTTCACCCATTGCAGATACAAGACGATTTCTAAAATCACTTAACCACACCATAAAGTGTTCTACAGAACCTTTATTATGTCTAATGCTAAAAGTATCAAGAATTTTAACAAGAATACGTGGATTCATATTTCTAAGTTCAGAGCTTGCTACAGTAAACATGTCTTCGTCACGTAATTTAGATAAACATCTGTGTAATTGTTTTGAATCTCCACTTAATATACATTCAAATACTTGATCGCATTTAGCACTAGGAATACCAGTTGTCGCACATGGTGTTGATGATAAAAGAGTATCATCAACTGGTTTTCCATTTTGTAAGAGAGTTCCATCCTTAGCAACAGTAAAAACTGCATCAGATGATAAATCATAAAGATCTCCAAATGGTGATGTTACATTTACATCGCGTGCTTTTTTTTGAGAAGTCATTACACCTTTAATAAATTTTTCTGTATCAAGAGTTGTCCATGCTCCAGCACCATCAAAAAGACCTGCACCTGATTGTGAACCACCTGCCATTGCAATACTTTGATGCATTGTTTGAAGAGCATCAACATTTAATGGAGAACCATCTTCTTTTGTACAACCTTTTGGTAAAAATGGAAGTGTTGAAGCAAAAATTGTTAAACCTCCTGGTGGATTTCTCTTTTTAAGATTAACTCTTGTTTGAGTAGTAATACCAGTTGCAACACCTACCGGATCAGCTGGTGTTTGTCTTACAAGATTAACCATTTCAGAAAAGAATACTTGTGCATCTGGATCTAATTCTGGATATCTATTTACAACATTAGTTAAAAATCTAGTAGTTTCTGTACTAGTTGTAGCAAATCCAGTATTTTTTTGTGATTTGTCAAGTGCATTATGAAAAGATGCAACATTTTGAACAAATGTTATAAAATCATTTGAAATTACTTTATCACCCATATTTGCTTTACCTCTATAATTTTTGGCAAGCATTAATTGCCATAATGGTTCGTTCATAAGTGTATCTGGATTTTCGGCTGTATTAAGCGGAACAGTAAATTGAGTACCTCTATAATTTAGAGATACGAAAAGTCTTGCTCTTTTGTCTTCTGGTCCAAAGAAAGGAGCTAAATCATCGTACATGGTATTTGTAGTTGAGGCCATTCTATATATATATTCTATAAGAAAAAATTATATTTTATATAATTTAAATATTTAAATAAATGTAAAAAAATATTTTTTTATAATATTATTTTATATGTTAGGTAAAAATTCACAGTACGTTTTAGTTGTTATTATAGTTTTAGCTATTTTATATTTACTATATAGAAATAGTTCTGAATATTATTCATGTTCACAAAAAAATAATAAACAAGAACATATGGACCATAAATCAACATCAAATAAAACTGAAGAAAATAAAAAAACTTTAGTAGTTTATCATACTACATGGTGTGGATATTCTAAAAGATTTTTACAACAATTAAAATTAGGTTTAGAAGATAAACTTAATAAAGTTGGTGTAAATGTTGAATATGTTGATTGTGAAGAAGAACCAGAAAAATGTGTATCTGCTGGTGTTAAAGGTTATCCAACTTTAATTCTTTATAGTGATAAGGGAAAAACTATTTATCAGGGAGATCGTAGTGATGAACATTTAGCTACTTTCTGTTTACAAAATTAAAAAAATTTTAATATAAAAAATATAAAAAATATTAGATATAATAAATATTAAATATTATAAAATTTATTATAAATATTATTTCCTATTTTTTCCAATTTTTCTTTCATTTCTAAATTTTTTAAAAGATGTTGAGGTACATTTTTTAAACCATATAATATTCCATATAATGCTCCTGCAATTGCTCCAACTGTATCACTATCTCCTGAATGTAACATAGCGTAATATATAATTTTTTCCCAATTATCACCACCATCTATAATAGAAGCATATGCCATTATTACAGATGTTGGACCAGTTCCACCAACTATATTTTTATATTCACTATTTGGATATAATATATCATTTAATTGTAAAAATATTGTTATACGACCTAATAAATTATTTTTTAATTTAAATTCTTTTAATTTATTATTTTCATCAAAATATAAATCTATAAATTTTTTCCAAACTCTTATTGTTGATCTATAATCAAAATATATATCTTCATCTTCAATATCAATATATTTTTTAATAAGATTTGATTGTAATAATTCTACAAACATTAAGGGCCATTTATTAATATTTACTCTATTTATTGCTAATTTTATAAAATATGCACTTGCTAGGCCACCTAGATATCCAATAGGTGAATTGTGTGTTAGCTTACTTGTAAGTATTGATAATTCTATTAATTTATCTAAATCATCATCTTTATAATATCTTAAACCAATTGGAAATGTTCTCATTGAACATCCGTTTCCACCAGATGTTTTATTATAATTTGCATTACGTTCATCATAATTATCTTTCCATTTTTCCATTGCTTTTACTGTTGTAGTTCCAAAACCTCTCTCAATTTTATTTTTTATCTGATGATTATACATTCCAATTATTTCATCTTTTAATTTTATTATATTGATTTCTGATATTTTATCTAAATTTAATATAAATTTCCCCATTTCATAATTTAATAATGTATCATCTGATACTAACCAATCAGATAAATCAATATTTGATATTCCTCCTAATTTTATAAATTCCGATATTATTTCAATTGTTTCTCTAACATCATTATAATTTTCAATATTATAATTAAATTCCCATATTGAATTTTTATATCCAATTGTATCTCCTAATGCATGTAATAAAAAACATGCTATATAATTTTCTTTTTCTATTAAATCTTTTTTGTCTTTCATTAATATATATATTAATATAATTAAATATATTATTTTTTATTCATAAATTATTTTTACGTTTATATAGATATAAAAAAATATTAATAATAAATATATATTATGCAGTCTCCTGATTATGTTGATGATTTTGAATTATTTAATAAAATGAAAGAAAAACGTTCTGAAAAAAATTTAGAAAAAAAATCTGATGAAAAAGATAATAAAAAGGAAAAAAAAACGTCTGAAGTTAAAAAATTAGAAAAACATGGATTTGATTATTATAAAATTTTAGGTGTTGATAAAGATGCATCTATTAGTGATATTCAAAAAAAATATAGAAAATTACTTGCAAAATATCATCCTGATAAATATAAAGATTTACCAGAAAAAGATAGAAAAACTAAAGAATTACAATTTCAATTAATACAAACTGCTGGTAAAATGTTAACTGATAATGATTCTAGAAAAGTTTATGATCTTGAACAAAAAACCATAAAAAATCAAGATTTTAAACATCAAAAAAATACATTTGATGATTTTATTAAAATGCAGGAAGCTGGTATGACTGAAGAAAATAAACAAAAAGCTAGATTAGAATTTGAAACAGAAGAATCTAAATTAAATAAATTAAGAGGTTTTGATCCAGATAAATTAAAAGAGAAATTATCTAAAACTGATTTTGATAGAGAAGCTGAAGACCTTATGGCACGCCGTGATACTGATTTAATTGAAATATCTCATAAAAATTTATTTGATGGACGTTCTTTTAATCACTCTGAATTTAATAAAATTTTTGAAAAGGATAAAAAGAAACAGGAAAAGAAATTAAAGAAAAAACAGGAAAATGGTGAAATTGTTAAATTAGATGAACAATTTACTGCTTTTAATGATAATGGATTAGAAAATTTTATTTCAGTTGATGCTGATTATGGAGACCCATTTGGTGAAGGTAATATTAAAGAAAATACTTTATATGGTAAATTAAAAGAAGAATATTCTGTATCAGATATATCTAGTGGTGAAGATGATTATGGTGATGATTATAATGCACATAATAAAAATAAAGATATTAAATCAACAGATGATGCATATTCTAGAATGATGAGGGATCGTGAAATGTTTGATAATAATCTTAAAGATACTAAAACTGCTGGATATAAAGATGTTATGGAGGATCAATTTGGTATTTCTCGCCAATTTGGTAAAATGCTTGGACGCGATATTACACAAAAAACTAAACCACAACGAATTGATTCAGACATGGCAAAAGTTTATAATAAAATGATTGGTTATGAATCTGATACAAGTGATGATGAATAAATTAATAAACAATAAATTAATAAACAATAAATTAATAAACAATAAATTAATAAACAATAAATTAATAAACAATAAATTAATAAACAATAAATTAATAAACAATTAATTTTTAATTTTTATAATTTTCTTTCATATATTTATATCCATTTATGTATAAATTTTTTTTATCTTTATTATTCATATTAAAATCCAATGAATTTGAAGTATCAATATTTAAATTATATACAATATTTTTATATTTACTATCATTATATTGTTTTATAGAATTTGTTATAAATATACCCATAATAATTAAAAAATAATCAATTATATCTTTTATTTCTTTAATATTAAAATATATTGATGTAATATTAAATCCGATAACATTTTCTAGAGTATCATTAAATAAATTTATTGGAAAATTATCACTTATTCCACCATCTATGTATAATTTATTATTGTAAGTTATTGGAGAAAATATAAATGGAACAGCACTTGACATTCTCATAAATGTTATTAAATTTAATTCTGGATAATTTTCGTAAGATATATATTCAGTTTGTCTTGTGGTAATGCATACAGTGGTACCAATTACTTTTTTTTTGGTTAATTTATATAATTCTAATAAAGTAATCGTCGGATTTATATTTTTTTTCTTTAATAATTCTGATAGTATTATTTCATAATTATTACAATTATTAAAAGTATATTTTGTAAATAAATTATTTATATCAAAATCTATTGATTTAGACATATCAAATAATTTTATAAATTTATATATATCATAAGATGTATATCCTATAATTAATAATATACTAATTATTAAACCAATTGATGTACCTGCATATATTTCTATATCTTTTAATATATTAATTTCTTCAAGATATTTAATTGCACCTAATAATATAATACCTTTTGTACCACCACCTGCTAATACTAAAATATTTTTTTTATTTTCATTATTTTTTTTAATACATAAATTATTTATTTCTTCTTCAATTGTTTTATTTAAATCTTTATTTAATTTCATATATCTAATATAATTAATATTTAATTCGAATATATTATTTGATAAATTTCACAGTAAATATTATATAATGGATAATAATAGGTTTTCTACAATAAATAATAATATTTTTTCTAAAATGAATATTGAAACTTTAATGCCATCTAAAAATAATAATTATAATCATTCTAGAAAACTTGATGTAAATACTATTTCTTCAGGTAAACAAATTAATTTAGATCCTTCACGTGATTTTAATTCAAATGATTTATTAAGTGGTATTTATGATAGACGAAAAAAAATAAGAAATTGGTTTGTAGATATGTATAATCTATGTTGTACACGTATAAAAGATGCTGATGAAAATGGTTTTACTGATTTAATTTTCGAATTACCAGAATTATTAATGGATTCTTCTTTATATAAAGAAAAAGAATGTATTGAATATATATCTAAAAATTTACGTGAAGAAAATATTGATACTCTTTTATTAAAAAATAATAAATTATTTATTACCTGGAAATATATCGAATTAAATAAAGAAAAAAAGTAAAGTATATATTATAAAATATATTTTATTTAATATTTATTTAATATTTATTTAATATTTATAATTGAATCTAATAAAATTATTATAAATATACCTAACAATATCATAATTATTGATTCTTTTATATTTTTTTTATTTAAAAATTTTTTTAAATTATCTTTATTTTTTATAATATTATTTTTTGAATTTAAATTACCATTTAAAAAATCTAATAATTTTTTTTTACATTTTAAGCATTTTTTAACATGATCATATATATTATCATCATTTTTTGAACATGTGTCATAATCTAAACTTTTAATTAATTTACTTAATTTATGTGATTGTAATGTTTTATTTTTATTTTTTATTTCGTCTATATATGAATCTATTGAAATTGTATCTATATAAGATAAATTTTTTAAAGAATTTGAATTTAAATTTGAATTTAATTTTGATTTTGTATTATAATTTGATGAATTAAAAAAAGAATTTTGATATGTATTTTCAGATAGGCTAAACCCATCGGTTGATAATGTTGATAATGTTGACATATCTATAGGATAATTTGATAACATATTTTTAGATTTTAATAATTTTGATTCATCTGATTTTAATTCATCTGATTTTAATTCATCTGATTTTAATGATTTAGATTCATCTGATTTAGATTCATCTGATTTAGATTCATCTGATTTAGATTCATCTGATTTATTATTTATATATTTTGAATATAATTCATTATTATTATCATAATCACTTGATATATAATCATTATTTTTTAAGGCTTTTTGTAAATCTTTATTCCATTTTTTCTCATCGTTTTTAAAATCATTATTTACTTGTCTTATTAATTTATTTTTTTCTTTATTTTTTTTTTCATTTATTTCTCGTGCAAGTTTATCTAATTTATCAGTTTCATCAATATCATTTAAATTAGTATAATTATAAAATTCATTCATAAAAAATATTTATAATATATATCATTATAATTTATTTTAACATTAAATGCGTATATAAATATATAATACTTTCTTTTTCAAATATATAATGACTGACAATAATGGCATGACTGAAGGGACTAATATATTAGTTGATTATTTGGCATATACACCTAAATTAATTGATGAAGATGAAAGATGGCATTATACTAAAAATAATGATGAAGTTGATGAAAATTTTGATACATATGTATCTCATCATGATAATATGTCTGAAAAAAAACCACAAAATGAATATGATAATAATCAAGATAATTTTCAATCTAAAACAAATTATAATACATATTCTGATAATAATAATCAAAATAATCAACCAACTAGTGATAAACCAAAAATTAATACTAATAAATTTATTGATGAAGAATATGAAAACTTATCACCTCTTGAAAAAAGATTAAGAAGACTTGATATTATGAGATCACTTGGAGAACTTCGTGATTTAGGATGTAAAGTAACAAATTATAATATTGATGATGATTATTATATGATGAAATATGAATTAGATTTACATAGAAGTATTAGATCAAAAAGAAATTGGCTTGGATTATATTCACATATGTTAATTGGAGCAGTTAAAGGAGTTGAATTATTAAATAACAATTATAATCCATTTGATTTTTCTTTAAAAGGTCTGAGTGATGAAGTTAAGGCTGATAAAAATACATATTATGAAATTCTTGGTGAAATTTATGAACATCATAATGTTCCAGGTAAAAAAATGAATCCGTGGTTTCGTTTATTTGTAACACTTATTGGTGTTGTTGTCGTTGTTGGTGGTAAAAATAATGCTCATAAATTTATTCCAAATAGAGCCCAATCTGTTGAAAATGATGAAGAATATATTGAAAAATTAAGAGCAAAAGCTGCTAAAGATTCACAATCACAAGTATCAAAATCTAAACAAAATGGTAATAATGGTAATGGAAATAATGATAATAATAATCAAAACATACAAAATAATAATTTAGATGATTATATGAATAGACACCATGAACAAGCAGCTCAACGAGCACGTGATATTGAAGAATTGAAAAAACAAGAATTAGAATATCAACGTTATCAACAAATGATGGCACAAGAAAAAAATAATTTTAATAATATTAAAAAAGGTTTAGAAATGACAGCAAGTCCACGTAGTATGGCAAGTTCCAAAACTAATTCCGTATCACAAAAACAAATGCAAATGCAAATGCAAACGCAAACACAACACATACGTAATTCACCAAGACAATCACCAAGACAATCACCAAAATTAAATAGAAATTCAGTTATATCTAATGATAAAGATACTATGTCAAATATGTCAACTACTACGAGTAATACTATTAAAACATCACAAACATCAAAAAGTTCTGTATCTCAAATATCTATAAATAATAATCTTGTTAAAAAATTAAATAAAATGAATAATAAAAAAAATAATAAAAAAAATACAGATGATATAACAATTGAACAAATATCTTTTGGATCAAATAAAAAAAAATAAATATATTGTAAATATATTGTAAATATATTATATATATATATATTATATATATATTGTAAATATTATATTATTTTTATTTATGAGTTTATAAATAAAAATTGAATACTATTTTTTCTATATACATAGTTTTAAAGATTATATTATATTATAATATAATGGCATCACAAGTAATTAAAGAAAAGAGACGAGGTCGTCCTCCTAAAAATCTAGTTTCTGTTAAACCTGTAAAGGAACAAAAATCAAAAGAACCAACCGAAGAACAATTAGTATTATTTTTACCTAATTTTGATGATAAAATATCTACTAATAATTTTGATTCAAGTGATTCATCTATTTATGATTCAGAAGAATTTGAACAAGAATCCAAAGAAAAAAATATATCTAAATCTCCATCAAAAATAGTTAAAAAAACAGGAATACGAGAAAAGTTACAATATTTAACTGATAAAAATAATTCAGATGAAGATAATAATAATAATAATAATAATAATAATGATAATGATAATGATAATGATAATGATAATGATAATGATAATGATAATGATAATGATAATGATGATAATAATACTCCAAATAATTCTCAAACAAAAAATAATAAACATATAAGTGTTGAAAAATTAATTGATGAATTAAATAGAAGAGAAGCAGTTATTATGAATTTAAAATCTAAATTAAAAGATAAATCTCTTTATAATGAAAATACAATTGCATTAACAAAAGAAAATAAAAAAAAACTTATAAATCTTGGTTTAATTTCTATTAATAAAAATAAATTACAAATTTCAGAAAAAACAAATATTGTATGTTGGTGGTGTACTTATAATTTTGATACATGTCCTTGTTTTTTACCAGACCATTATAAAAATAATAGATATTATGTTTTTGGTAATTTCTGTGGATTTTCATGTATGCTTGCTTATAATGAAAATTTAGATGATTATCGTAAATCTATACGTACTGTATTAATTAAACAAATGTATCGTGAAATATTTCAAAATGATAATCTTATCATTAAAGTAGCTGGACCACGTGAATTATTAACAAAATTTGGAGGACCTCTTGATATATCACAATATAGAGATCCTAATAATATTTGTGTTAAAACTTTTAAAATGACCATTCCTCCTCTTATTCCTCTTATTTCGGAATATGAAGAAGTTATGATTGATAAATAAATTTATTTATCATCATTTAATTTGTTATTAGAATTATCATTATTTAATTTTTTTTTACTTTTTATTTTTTTTATTTGTAATTGTTCTTCTGGTATATCTCTAATTTTTTTTTGATAATATTCTGGTATTTCTCCATCAAATATATGATGAAAACCTTGTAAAAATGAATCACATATATCATCTCCTTTATTATCATTATTTTCAACTGCAGTTTTTAATATTTTTTTTTCATCTGATTCTAATAATGTATTTACATATATTATAGATAAACCTTTTTCAATAGAATAATATTCTCTCGCACTTTTTGCTTTCTCTAGCGCTGCATCTGTTGTTTTTTTTGCTACTTTTAATTTATTAAGCGGTGATGCAAATTTAACAAATTCTATTTTATCATTTTGTTTATCTATAATACCTCTAATTATAAAATATGTATATAATGCTGATGCGATAGTTTTAATTGACGGATTTATAAGAGATGGTTGATTTTCTATCCATACACCGCACACATCAAGAAAATCCTTATTCTCATCTAATTTACGTGTTAATTCTGATACTAATTCTTGTATTGGTTGTTGTGAACAATTTTGTCCTGTTATTTTTTTTGGTTTAAATTGTGTTAATATTTTTTTTGATAAATTTTCATGTTTTTCACACCATGACCATTCATCTTTACCACATATATTTATATATGATTTTTCTCCACATTTTACACATTTATAAATATCCAGTTTTACTGGTTCTACTTTTATTTTATTACAATGTACTTTACATACTGTTAATTCTTGAAAATTATTATTTAAAATTTTTTGTCTTGCTATTTTTCCACAACATTTTTTTGTTCTTAATTCAAATTGACATACATCTCTTTTATCAACTAAATTTAATATACCACATTTTAAAAGTTTACATTTATTATCATCTGTTTTTTCAAGTAATGAATATGCCATATTTTTTACTCCAACATCCCATGAGATATATTTCATTATATATTTATAACTTAATATTATGTTATGTATTTATTAGCGCATTATTATTTTAGTAAAATTATAAAAATTTAGCTGTTAAATTCACTATTTGTTGTTGTAAACTAAGTAATTGTGCGGATAATGATGTATTTGGTGTATTATTATAAGTAAATAATATATCTTTATTTGTAGTTATATTTCCACTAGCTGTAATATTATTTGCATTAATAGTATTTGCACTAATATTATCAGTTGTTGTTATATTACCACTCGCATCAATTTTACCTTTAGTAGTTATATTACCATTAACATTTAAATTATTTCCAAGATTTGATAAACCAGGGTCAAAAAAGTATATTAAACTATATCAAAAACTATGTTTTTGATATAATTTATATAGTACTTTTTAGGCTCTGAAGGGTAAAATTAGTGATTAAAATGTGTTAAATTCTTTGAATTTAATACACTTTAATACACATTTTACTACTAGATACATTTAATGAATTTGTGATATTTGCATTATTAAATACTACTGTGTATTCAGATATTTCTGGAACAGCTAATAAAAGTAAAATTATTATAATAACATTTTTCTCTATTTTATATATTATTTATTTATAAAAAAAATTAACTCTTCATATAATAAAAAATTGAACTTTTTATAATCTATTTATCTATTAATTAATATATATGTATAATAATAATATGAACGAAAGAGATATATTTAAGAATAAATTATCAGATGCATTAATTATCGATAAGTTACCAGATGATGTACGAATCTCTACTATGACTGTTTGTTGTGATTTAGATATTGAATTTAAAGTTAATAATATTGCAAGATATATTGATTTAAATAAAGATAATATTATTTCTATTAGTTATGGACAAAATGATGATCCGAGTACAAATCGTTCTCTATATCCACGCAAAAGACAAAAGAAAAAGAAGAAGGCTAAAAGAGTATTTTATAATCAAGTATCTCTTGCAGTCATGATAAAATCAAAAAAAGACAAACCAATTAATATTAAATTATTTACAAATGGTTCCATACAAATGACTGGATGTAAATCTATCGAAAATGTTGTTGATGTTGTAGAAAAAGTTTTTAACGAATTAAAAATTATAAAAGCTATTATTGATAAAAATACAATGACTATCGTTGACAAACCATTTGTAAATGAACATGCTAAATTACATTTAAATTTTATTGATAATATAATTATAGGTATGATAAATAGTAATTTTAAATATCCTAATAAAATTGATAGATTAAAATTATTTAATTTGTTACAATCTGAATCAATAGATTCTAAATATGAACCTAGTAATCATGCATGCGTTAATGTAAAACATCATTGTATTGATAAAACTATTTCTATCTTTGTATTTGAAAAAGGACCTATTGTTGTTACCGGAGCAAAAAATTGTGATCATATATTATCTGGATATAATTTTATAAATAAATATTTATTGACTAATCATAAAAAGATTGTTAAATCTACAATTAATATGTCTAATATTGGTAATTTATTAGATGATCCTCAATTAAATTTAAATTTGAGTGATGATGAAGAATTAAATGATTTTTTAAATGATTTTTGTTAGAAATAATTTTTTTATGGAAAAAATAAATAAATTTTATTATATTTCTTGTATTTCTTGTATTTCTTGTTTATTTTAATTGTTTTAATTGTTTTGATTATTTAGTTCATTTAGTTCATTTAGTTTTTGTTTTGCAAGTTCTAATTTTTCTTGTACTGATAAAGTACCTGCTTTTGACGTAGACCATTTTTTTCCATTTAATGATGGATGTTTTTCAATATTAAACCAACATCTACTATTTCTTTTATCTTTTCCATATTTTTCTGAATAGAATAATACATATTTTGGCATATCTTCTTGTTTTAATCCTTCTGGTAATGGTTTTGCATTATGTTTACGATTTCGTTTATCTGTATTTTGATTTTGTTCTGATTGTGTTGCAAATCTCAAATTATCTTTTCTATTGTCTAATTTATTGCGATTAATATGGTCTACTGATAATGTTGAATATGCTTTTACATTATATTTTTTACAGATTAGCTGATGAAGATATAAGCATTCTCCCTTTTTATTAACATGTCCTTTTGTTGAAATATAACCAGTTTTATTGAGATGCCATGTTGGATAGACATTATCTGCTGGATTTATTACATCAGCATAATCTTCTTTTGAAAAATATGTATAACTATCTGTTTCGCAAAACATAATATAAAATTCTTTTCCAGTTTCATCTTTTACCAACCAATGTGGATTCTTTATTGATCCTGCTTCACATCCAAGTGATATATAATGTCCTGGATGAGATGTTATAATTTTTAATTTATCAGCATTTGGTAATTTATAATTATCTAATGTTTTCCATGCCTCAATTATTTTATTGTTATTTTGATTTTTTAATTTTTCTGAAAATAATAATTTATTTAAATCTTTTACTGTTATTTCTTTATTTATTCTTCTTTCAAATTCTTTATTAATTTTAGATAATTCTAATTTTATTTTATCATTTTCCTTTTTCTTTTTATCTATAAGTTCATAATATTTTTGTATTTCTTCAATTATTTCAGTATATTCATTAATTTCATTTTTATTATCATTTAATGTTAATAATAATTTATCGCGTTTTTGTTCTAAATTTGTTTCATCTACATTTGAATACATATTATATGAATGTTTTAGAATAATATTATTTTTAGTAATAATAACATTTTCATCATCACTAATCAAATCTTCTCTATCATCATTTAATTGTTTCATTAAAGTTTGTTGTTGATGTATTGGTAAAAGTGATATAGGTGATTTCGTAGTACATTTTACAGTGTTTTTTTTTGATTGTAATTCTTTTGTTTTATTCATATAGTATTTATTTAGAAAATAAAATTGTCTAATTTACACACTATTTAAAATTCAATTTTTTTAATTAATTTATTAATCAAAAAAATATATTTTTATATGGTTTTTTACTATTGCCCACATGGTTATATAAAATATATTGTAATATTTACAACCCTAGTTGGCATAAGCAAGCCCGCCCATTCCACTCATTACACGAAGAACGTTGTAGTTAAAGTCGAATACCCAGAGAAGGGAATCTTTAACTACTTCGACAGGAATGCTACGATATTGACCGCAATCTGGAACGTTATAGGTTTCATAGGCATATGTTGTTGAGTATGGTGAAGTGTTAACTGGACGGAATGGATCGACGAGTTGAAGATATAAATAGGTGCTGTCGATACGTGATAAGTTAGCAGTACCTGATGGTTGATGTTGTTCTGGGTGAAGAGCAAATGAATAGACATAAACACCATCTACTGGAGTGTGTGTGTGGCATTCCCATGGTTGTACATAGTTGAAGTATTCACCTGGTTGTTCATCAAATCTGTCATGACCATTGAGTTGGATTTTAGCAACAGATACCATGATACCAGTACCAGCAAGATCAGCACCATAGTTAAGTGGTTGATTAACAAGTACATCACGAGCTTGTGCAACTACAGAACGATTGTCAACTACTAAATCAACTGGTGTAGAAGCATCTGCAATGTTAAGAAGTGATTCAAGAACATTAACATCATCAATTACTACATTACCAGTTGCATCAACATTAACTACAAGTTGTACTTCTTTAAGTTTATGTGCAAGATCAACTGTAGAATCACCAAAAGAAAGACCTTTGTTTGCCCATAATTGATCACCATTCCATGTAGAAGTGCTATCATTTGTAACAATAGCTGAATAAATTACATCTAATTGTGGATTTGGGCATGGACAATTGCATCCATCTGGGTATTCAGCTTCAATAATAAAGTTGACAATACCAACACTGTTTGCCGGAACACCACTTCCATCAAGTGTACCAGAGAGACCAGCTACTGGAACCCAGTTAGAACCATTTGTATTGCTTGGTTTATCACCTGCAGAAACTAAACCAAGAGCAAGATTTTTGTTTGCAAGATTAAGAGTTTCAGCTTCATCACCATTGTAATAGGTTAAGAAACGTTTGTGTTGTGTAAAAAGACTTGATTGAAGAACCCAGATAAGTTCTTTAGATGGATGGTTAAAATCAAGTTTAATACGGTTATTTGCACTGGAAATAGATTCAGTACCATTAAATTGAACTTGTTCAATAAGATATTCATGGCCAACTTGAGCCATACGACGACGTTCTTCTTGATCAAGATATACGTAGTTTACAAGGATGCTGGCATCAACAAAGTTTGTTGGAAGACCAGAACCGCAACCTGTACAGCATTCGGATGCACTACCTCCTTGAGTGTTGAGAACATCTTCTAATCTGGTAAATTCAACATTGAAGCGGACTTCGTGATATTGAAGAGCAATAAGTGGAAGAGCAAGTCCAGTATTGCGGTTAAACCAGAATTGAAGTGGTACATAAAGAGTATATTGTGGAATATAACTTTTAAGAGTTGTTAATTCTGGTACATCACCAATCATGTTATCATAACCACGGGTTTGTTCTTCAGTGTGAGTAAGTTCGTACCAGATATCGAGCCAGAGACCATAGTGTTTATCAATTTGAGAACCACCAATGGTAACTTCAATGTTGTTCATAAGAACGTGTCCAATACGACGGGTCCATGCTACTTTTTTTGTTTGACTACATGTGCTAAGTGATGGAAGTGTAACTTTAACATATACTTGTGTAGCAAGATCACCATTACGGAGAACTTGAATTGTGTTACGACCACCAAAACGAGCAGAATCGAATGGAACTTCGATGCATTCTACTGAAAAGTTAGTGTGACGACGATATACGACTTTAAAGAATGTAATTTGTGGATTGCCTGTTAAGTAAACATCTTGAGCGCCATAAGCGACGAGTTGCATTAAACCTCCTCCCATTTTAATATAACTATTATTTAGAAAATTTTAATTAAAAAAAATTATTTTTTATATATTTTTTTATTTTTTAAAGTTATATATGATATATCAATTATAATATAATTTTATTAAACATATATACTTTTATATAAAATATTATATAATCACGTTTTTTGTGTGATTAAAATTTAATATTAAAAAAAAAATTAAATAAATTTTATTTAAAGACCTTTTTATATCTTTCTTATATAGAAATTGTGATGGCATTTAAATACAAACCTTATCGAATCAAATTTTCTCAAGAATGTAAAACTTTAGACGAACTACATGTAGAAACAACACAAAAATTTGATAATATAAATAAACAAATTGATAAATTACAAAAAAAAATTTATTTATTATCTAATAAAATAAAAGATAATAATAATTATACTGATGAAGAAATAAATAATATTAAAAAAAATATTGATGATTTAAATCAAAAAATTATAAATATTCAAATAAATAATGATGAATTAGAATATTATGAAAAAACTAAAGATGTTTTAATTCAATATTATGAAAATTCATCCAAAGATAATTTAAATGATATTCCCGATGAAATAATTATATCTAATGATAATAATATCAATTCAATTAATTTTAAATCAATAGTTATAAATACTAATATAACTTATACTAATACTAATACTAATACAAAAAATTTAGAAAACACTGAAAATATTAAAAATATTGATACTAAAAATATTGATACTGAAAATATTGATACTGAAAATACTGATACTAAAAATATCGATACTGAAAATACTGATACTGATAATATTAATAATACTGATGATAATATTTGTGAAAATGAAAATAATAATATTGATATATTAGATATTCCAAATGATATTATGGATAGATTTAATAAATTAAATAAATTATCTAATAAAGAAAAAAAATATAAAAATCAAATTAAAAAACATAATTTTAAAAAAATTGCTGAAAAAAAATCAATTTTAAGTTTTTTATCCTTTGATAATTCTGGCAATACAATATCTGAACCAGTTACACAAATTATACATGAAAAAGGGACATTAAAAGATTTATATTTATGTTTAACTGATTCATCTTATGTTTGTAATAAAGTTAAATTATCACCTATAAAAAATTGTAAAAATTGTAATAGTGAATTAACATTAATGCAATCAGAAGGTTATTTTGTATGTCAAAATTGTAGTCAAGCAGAATATGTAGTAGTTGAAAGTGAAATTCCATCACATAAAAATGCAATGAATGAAAAACCAAAATATCCATATAATCCTATTAATCATTTAATTGAAAAATTAAATCAATATCAAGCTAAACAAACAACTATAATACCACAAAATATTTATGAACTTGTTAAAAATGAATTAAAAAAAAGAATGATACCTATAGATGATGTTAATCCAGAATTAGTCCAAAAAATTCTTAAAAAATATAGAAAAGATATATATTATGAACATCATTTTTTAATCTTTAGTTATATTACAGGTACACCACCACCATCTCTTACACGGGATGAAGAAGAAGATATTAAAAAAATGTTTAAAATGACTGAAAAACCATTTAAATTATTTAAACCAGATTCTCGTGAAAATTATCTTAATTATTCATATGTTTTAAATAAATTATTTTTAATTAAAGCACATAATGATAATAATCCAAAAATGGCTATAAATGCTATATATTTTAAATTATTAAAATCACGTGATAAATTACGAATTCAAGATTATATTTGGAAACAAATATGTAAATATTTAAATTGGCCATTTCATCCATCATATTAATTTAAAAATTTTATTAAATACATAAATATATTTAAGAAATATTTATTTATATTAAATTATAATGTCAAGTGAAAATCAAGAATCATTAAATGATACCCCGCAAACAGAACAAACTCAACAAACTCAACAAACAACTGAAGTTACAAATAGTGTTGGAAATTATGATGATGATATGAAAAAATATACAAAAATTGATAACTTAGATGAAGATCCCGTTGTTGATTCTGGTAAATTTTTTCTAGTTTCATTTATTTCACCAGAAGGTATAATGAACTGTAATATGAGAGGTCTTAAAATACGTACTTATAAAAATAAAGTTGTATTTCAAACTCTTGAAGAAGCTAAAGTTGCAGCAGATGAAATTAATAAAAAGGATAAATATTTTCACGTATTTGTTGGAGAAACTGGAAAATGGATGGGATGGGATCCAGCTCCAGATGATAGAAAATTTGTAGAAGAAGAAAAATGGGATAATGAAGAACAAAATGAGCTTATGCAAGGTTTACGTAAACGTGAAGAAAATAAACTTAAAGAACTTAATGCTCTTGTTGGAAAGAAAAAAGATATGGTTAAAAGAGAAAAGAAAACACATGATAAACGTGTAAAAGATGCTTTAGTTAAAAATGCTGAAGAATATAAAGCAAATAAATCAGCAGGTGATCAAACTGAATCTGGTCAAACTGAATCTAATGCTTCAACAAATACAGCCAATAATATTGATACTACTGTTATAACTGAAGAACAAAAGAGAGCTGAAGAAAAACAAGTTATAAATAATGCAAAGAAAACTCATAATGCAAATTTAGTAAAGGAAAGATTACGTAAAAAAATTCGTGAAAAAGAAACAAATGCTCCGCCTCCAAAAATAACACTAGAAGAACGTAATAATGCATTAAATGAATTTGAAAAAACTGCTGAAACAAAAACTAAATTAGACGAAAATATTAAAAAATTAAATAGTATCCTTGAAAAAGCAAAACAACAAAAAGAACAATCTAATGAAAAAGTTTAAATTTTTAATAGTTTAATTATTTTTTAATAATTTAATTATTTTTTAATAGTTTAATTATTTTTTAATAGTTTAATTATTTTTTAATAGTTTAATTATTTTTTAATAGTTTAATTATTTTTTAATAGTTTAATTATTTTTTAATAGTTTAATTTTTTATTTTTTATATCAATTATATTATAATAATGGATAAAAATGTTGTTATAATAAGTATATTATTATTTATTGGCTTCTTATTTCTTTATATGGATTTATATAATAAAATGAATATTAATACAGAACCTTCTGAAAAAGTAATATATAGATATGTTCCTCGAGTACCATACGATGAATTACAATCAGAAGTGTTTCCTTCTGATATTTTTGATTCTATGTTTAGTCAACCAACTCCTTGGATTAATACTTTTAATGATCTTGATGCTAGACAAGCTAAATTAACTAATAAATATTTTATTAGTCAAATATAATAATTAAAATTAAATTTAAAAATATTTAACCTAATAATATAATATAATATGAATTTTACTAAAAAAAATTTATATATCTTAATAATAATTATAATAATCGGATTTTTTATATATAAAAATGAAGAAAATTTAACAAATACAATTACATCAAAATGTAATTTAAACTTATATAATAAAACACAATCAGAAATACAACCAGAAATACAACCAGAAATACAACCAGAAATACAATCAGAAACACAATCAGAAACACAACCACATAAAATTTCTACAAAAATTTGTGAACATGAAAAAAATAAAATAATATTACTTAAAAATAAATTAAATGCTGAACATGTTTTATCTAGAAAAAGAGATGAACAAGAAATTAATTTATTAACAAATGATTCTAATTTTTTGCGAGGTGAAATAGATGGTTATCGTAATGATGTTAATATTTTTATGAAATCAAGTATGTATTGTACAAATTTACTTAATAAATTACAATCTAATAATAATGATTTACTATATGAAAATAAAATTAAAAATATTGTTATTATTATATTAGCTATAATAATATTTTTATTAATAATTAGTTTAGGTATAACAATATCTAAAAATAAAAAATAAAATAATTAATATCTATGACTATAATTTGAATAACTATTATAATTATTATTATTATTATGATTTTTATTAAAAATTTGTGTACTTTGTTTTTTCTTATCAATTACATTACCATTATCATCAACTTCTTCTTTTTCAACTTTAATAACTCCTTTTTTCTTTTTAACTTCATTTGACCATTGTATAAAATCATAATTTGATTGTTTTTTTCTCCAATCTTTATTATAATTATTTTCATGAAATTTTCTAAATTGTGGTCCTCCTATAAGTTTTTGTTGTCCTGATAAATCTGGTGCTCTATACCAAAATAATCTTTCTAATGGATTCGATGCTTTTCGTCTATTATCTATAACCATACAACCAAAATCAGCTATTAATTCATTAAATACTTGTCTAAATGAATCAAAATTTGGAAACATTCCAGCATAATGATCAAATAGTTTTTTTTGTTCTGATATAAATTCTGCTTTTAATAAAAATATATAATCAAAATTACTACGTAATTCAGGTGTAATACCTAATGCAAATTGCATTGTTAATATATACATAATTTGATAGTGACGGCCATTAAATAATAATTCTAAAATTGGTGGGTCTCTTACCCATGATTTTTTATCACCTAAACAATCATCCATTATAATAAATGTGCGAGGATCTAAATTTTTCCCTTGTGCTTTTTTTATTCGTTGTTTATCAATCATTTGTGTCTGTCTATCTAAAATTCTTATTATTAATTCACTTTTATATTCGTAATGAATGTATGTATCTGGAAAAAAATCATTATAAAAAGAATTCATTCTATCCGTTGGAGCTATTACAACACCACATGGTATTTTATTAAAATGCATCATTATTGCTTTTGTTACCCAACTTTTACCAGAACCACGTTTAGCAATCATAATTATTGATGGATTTTCAACCATATCTTGTAATTTAAATTGTCTTACTGGTAAATTATCTCCACCTCTTAATTTAATATCCATTACTCCCATATTATATTCTATAATATTATATTATAAAAAAAAATATTAAAACGGATTTATAAATACATCTGGCATTTGTGTATTACCACCAAATGGTGCTGATATACCACCATTTGTATTAATTAATGTAAATGATTTAGGTGATTCACTTAAATCTCGTACTAATTTATATGTTGGTACTGTTTTTTCAAGTTGTATATTTCCATTATTATTGTTTTGTACAATAGATGGTTTATAATTTAAATAACCATAAGCTATTAACCATACAATAGCTGTTGTTATTCCTGCAGCTAATAATGCATTCATTTTATCTTTATTTTTCTTTTTTGTATTATTTTTCCATGTAATATATGCATATACAATAACACCAGCTACAACTGCTATTAAAACGGGATTTTTTATTATATTATCCATTATATTATAATATAATATATTTTTATTATATTATATTTTTATAAATTTTCATTTCATTTAATTTGATTTTATTTAATTAAATAAGGCGTTATAATAATTCTTATCATCCATTGCATTATTTTGTACAATATTTATTTTTTCATCTTCTGATTTTTTATCTCCATTATCATTATTATCATTATTATTATCATTATTATTATTATTATTAATTTGTTTATCATTTTGTGCTATATTTTGTATATTTTTTGACTTAAGTGATTTATCACCAAATGATGCCAATTTTTGTTTATATTCTTCCTCATCATCAATACTATCATTTATTTTATTTTCTTGATTTTCAATATATTCAATATTTTCTTGTATATTATTATCTGTTTCTCTTAATAAATTTTCTATATCATTAATATTATCATTTATAAATTCATTATTATTTTCTTCTTCTGTAATTAATACTTTTTTATCTTCATCATCAAAAAAATTGATATTATCTTCTGGTCTATTTTCTAACATATTTTTAATTTTATTTGTTCTATCTTGTAAATTATCTTCCACAATATAATCATTTTTTAAATATTCTGTCAAAATATCTTGCATTGGAATAATTTCTTTTATTGCAATATATATTGATTTTTCAATAATTTGTAAAGAATCTTTTTGATTTTTTTTTATCTCAATATTAGCATAACCATGCCAAAATAATTCGGGATTATTATAAAATTGTCTAGCACATTCAAT